GACTGAGTAGCTCCTACAAGTGCATTAAGAGTACCATCAATAGTGATACCAAATCCATTTGTGGAAATAAAAGCGTTTTGGAATACAGAAGCTGCGATCTGATCTTTCTTGATCCTAGATCGCATACCAAGATTACGTGCTTGTTGAAGAGTTTTATCGATAGCAGTAGCCTCACCAAGTTGAGTGAGTGCTATCTTTTTCTTGAAGACTCGGACAGTAATATCTTTACGTCCTACTTCCTTTGGGTTGGTCTCTGGGAAGTTAGCACCTTGTGCAACCTCTTCAGGGGTTGACCCACCAGCAATCATTTGAAATTCAGAAGTCTCCCTATCAGATTTCACTACTTCAAAAATGTTCTGAAACATAGTTTGAAACGATAGGTATCCTACATTGAATGCATCAAAATGTTGCTTATCAGTGGTTCGCGGTGCTTGACCTGTTGTATAAGCCATAGATTAATGTAAAAAAAAAATAAAAATTAGAGATTCGCTTTAAGGAGGAATCTATGTACTCCATTTGTTAAGTCAAACGTACCGTCAGGTGTTCGCAGAATAGTAATGGCACCAGTAGTGGTGTCATCTTCATCTACCGTTTGAACAGATCCACTAACATCAAGTGTTACTAGATCGCCGATAAGCGCTTGTGCAAGGTTAGCAGCAGTTGTTACCTTACCTTCAATCTCAATACCTTCATTATGGTATGCGATTTGAACAGTACCAGCAACAGATGCTGTGTGGGTAGAGGCTCCTACACAAATACCAACACCTACGTCAGTACTGATGAGTGCCGTAGAGAAAGCCATAAAACCTGTTCCAAGTAGGTCTACGACATCTCCAACAGCTATATCAGTGCTAGCAGCTGCAGTATCCCATGTGGAAACTTTATAGTTTTGGCCTTCTACGATTTTAAAATTAACAGCCATTGTAAAAAGAGAAAAAATATAAAAATGTTTTTCTCTTTAATTATGTGGCTAATCGTCTATAACAATTTTTTTCTCAGTTCCATGGTATTTGAAGTTAGAATCATTTGCATGTCCAAGTTTTACAACTTTGATAGCATTGTCTCTAGTCAAATATGGACTCTGAGATTGGAGTGCTGTAATTTCAGCTTCTGTAATAACTATCTTCTTTTCAGTAGTGACGTCACCACCTCCAGATTTGATAATTGGTTGGGTTGTAGGAGATTCTCCTTTTAAACCAAAGTACGCTGCTGAAACAGCATTCTTAACTTGTTTTTCGCCAGCATCATGAAGTGCAATTGCATTACGTTTTATAGTCTCAAATTCATTATCGCTTTTGACACCTGTCTTGCGAATTTCAGACTCTATGTCTTCTATATTACGATCACGTTTAAGGTCTGTTTTAATCTTCTCAGTGATTTCATCAGCGTTTAACTCGCCTTTGGTCTCACGTCTTGAGGATCGAAACTCTTTGTAATCGTCCTTGAACTTTTTCTTTGCGTATTCGGAAACACGCTCGTTACCTTCGATAAGTTCAATAGCAGTTTCGTCACCTTGTTGAGCCTTCTCAAGCAAAGTTTTAACTGTTGCTGAAGACACATGTCCTAAGTCTCGAGCGCTTTCGGTCTGCTTTTCGAGATTAGTTTTGAGGTCTTCAACTGAAGTATCTGATTCTTCAGTTTCCTGTGTTGTAGGGTGTTCTGCAGACTCAGATGCTTCCAATGCATCAGATGTTTCTTCCGAAACGTCAACTTCATTGTTATCTGAAGTCTGCTCTTCACCCTCTACAATGAACTGTGGTCCATCGTCTTGGGGTTCTGGCATAGCCAATATAATTAAAGATCAAAAAAAGCCCAGGATAGGGCTTTTAGTATGCACAAACACGCCGACCAAGAGTATTTGTGCACAGTAAAAGCACTATTTGGTCGGCTTTAATTTTTTAAAAGAACAATCTTATTCAGATTCAGAAGAATGATAAACTATTTTACATTCACTAGGAATACACCTTGCATAAGAAGGAGAGTTTATCTCTCTTTTTGTATCATCACATTTTGTTGCGATACCTTTCTCAAGATTATACAAGCGTTGTTTATACTTTCTCCATTCCTCACCTTTTTCATCAGCCTTCTTATCCATTCTTTCTCCTCTATCTTTTTCCATATTCGCGTTCTCTTGTTCTACATCGATAACTTTACTATTAAGCCAATCAATATCATTCTTAAAACGGGCAGGAACATCTTTCCCTGTCATCTCAGAATATCTCTCACGTGCTGTATCAATATCTGACATATGAATTTGATTAAATTACAATTAAAGTATTATATAAAATGGGTACAAAAGTCAATCTATTCTTTTCTTACCTTGTGCAGCTAATGCTAATTCAGCTGTTTCGCCTCCAAACTTCTCTGATATTTGTTCTTCTGTAGCTCCTTGTTTAGCCCATACTCTCGCCTCATCCATATCTTCACTCCAATTCTTATTGTCTCTATCTTGATTGGATAAAGACTTGTTTCCTATGGCTTCCGTAATGATATGTGTCATGTTACAGGTGCATCAGAAGAATATTTTAAAGGCATCTTTCTATCTTCTTGTGAAAAATCTTGCAATGTACTTACTAATTGTGCTTTTTTTACTTGTAATTTCAGAATATCTATTTCCTGTTCTAACACACGCATTCCTTCTTTGCCTGACAAAATCGGCTCTTGTGCGTCTTCCTTATTGGACACCTGCTGTGGCAACGTCTTGGGCTTCCTGAACTTGTTGAGGAGGTTTTTTAGCATTGGCATTTAATAAAAGGTCAAGAATTTTATTTGTCTTTAATGGATCTTTTTGATCAAGGGCTTTAGAGACAAGCGTGTTTATATTTGATTCTTTTGTCTTTTGGTCTTCCACTCCTACATTAATCTTTCCACCTCTTAAGGCTTCTCCTATCTCACCTTCAATCTTAGATTCTGACTCTTCTTTTGCAAACAATTCTGACGTATCTAACTGAGGGAATGTATCCATAATCTGTTGCAGGAATGTATCTGCAGAAAACTTCTCTTTGAGTTCTGGAAAAATAGGGAAAATACTTTCAAAGAATATCTCTGCCATTCTTAATAATTGATTCCTTGTCTCTTCCTGAGTGACCTCGTCTTCACTTGCTGGTCTAATAATAACACTGTATTCAAATCCTTCCCAATCCTTCGATTGTATCTCTATTTTAGCTTGGGAAGATATTGAAGACCTTAGCTTATCGTCTGCAGTTAAAGCAAAGTCGTTAATAAGAATGTCTCTATCCTTATTAAATATAAATCGAATAATACTTCTAGACCTAAGCATCGCTCTTTGACTCTCAGCGTCTACCATCATTGTTGTGATAATACCTCGTAGCCTCTTTACTTGTGTAGCAACTTTCTGCTTCGTCTGTGTAGCAAGTTCTTGAGGTTTCGCTAGTAAGGCATTTATATCTTGTCCACTCGCTACAGTAAATTCATCATTCAAAAACGCTATGTACTGCTGTAAAAAAGCTGGATCATTCCCTAGTTGAACTTGCTGTATCTTTTCCTGTATATTAATTCCCTTCTTTAGATCTACTGGTTGAACTCCTCCACGTAATTCTTGTCCTGCAGTCAATCCAGTATCGTCTGCAGCGAATATGATTGGTGTGGAAAGTAGCTTCACCAAGTTGGACCACATATTCACACTAATATCCTTTTGCTTTAATACAGGAGCAACTAGTTCCAACACTGAAGGTGGATATAATGTCTCAAACTCTAAATGAGGTGTATAAACAACAAATGGCAATCTGCCATACGGATTCTTTCCATCAAAAATAAGTTCGCTCCCATTCGTTGTAGCAATTAAATGTTGATCTTTTGACCAATATTCCAGTACTTCAATCTTGTCTGATTCATGTTCTTGCTCATTAAGATTGATTTCTGTTTGGTCTTCACGAGTATCTCCTGTGCCTCCTCCTTTTGCTGTGTTTTTAACAGCAGCCACATTAAATGGTTCTTTACTAAACAAACTCTCAAATACTTCACGTTTATATCTCCTACGTCTAATACAGTCTTGCGCTCCATCTATTCCTAACGGGTCATAATACTTAGTCGCCTCATCATCCATAAAGAAATCTCGCACATCTATTCTTTGACTCATCAACCCTACAAACACATCCTTATTATCAGTCTCTAAATATCCTTCAAATAAGACACCAATTCCATAACAAATAGAATCAAATATAGCTCCTTTGCGTTCTTTCTCAGTATTGATTTTCTTAGTCTCTTGATTGTATATCTTTGTAAGTCTGTCATATTGAAATCCTTCCTTGACTGTGCTTTCTGCAGTAGGAATAAATACGACACTTCCATCAAACTCATTTGTTACTTCCTCAGCGATACCATTACAAACAACCCACGAATTAGCCAAATGAACAGCTCCATCGTTTCTTAAGAATGAAAACTTACGTCTATTGTTACGCTCCCAACGATCATCAAAATCATCATCTTTGGCATTTTGCATAGCCGTAAACCTAGTCTGTACAAATGCTGCGTCTTTTTTGGGCATATGAATTAAAACTCATACGGTCGGTGACATTACCATATACCTACTAAAAACATTTTGCAACTATAGTTTTTTAAGGATAATTGTGAATTCTATCTTGTCATCAAATCCGAATCCTTCTTCTGTTGTATATCCTCCTCTTGGCCTTCCCCATGAGTCTTTTACTTTGTATCTACCGTTTTCTTTATGATGAGGACATTTGTGAACAAGCCCCTTATCAAGTATGTAAGAACATTTCTCAGCACCACATTCTATATACCACTTTTTCTTCTCCTGCAACGCCTCAAAGTCTGTTGACCTCAATTCTATATCGCCGTTGTCGAGTTCTGCTACTTGTACTTTGTCATCTAGTCCACGTTTGCAACTAATAGAATAAGGATCAGATCCATCAGGAACAGATATTGTTTCTTCAGTCATCTTGTTTTGGTAAAAGGTCAGGGGTTTCAAATGGATTTCCTAAAACTTCACATTGACTCCTCATTTGTCCCTCAAACAATCCAAATGATGGTGGCATATCTTCTGGCAAAGCCCATTGTCCTTCTGGAATATTTCGTGGAACTAATTTGAATCCTGCTTCATGCCACACAACTAACATTTTATATTTCTCCCCTTCTTCACTTTCTTTTTCAATTATATCAAATTCATATATTTCTTTTCCGTTCTTATCCTTGAGTCCTGTAAATTGCATCAAGATAATGTCATCACTGAATGTATCGTCAAATTCTCCATCAGGACAGTCTTGAGAAAATAACTTCTTGCCATCAAGAGTTATATGAAAGTTCTCAAACTTAGAGTTATCGTAAAACATTTGTCCATCATACCAAGCCCGAAATGATATCTCTCTGTTCATAGTGTTATGAAAAATAAACAATAGTGGGATTTGTATGCTTAGAGAAGTAAAACATAGGATATCTCTCAAAGCATTCAACGCAATACCATATCCTATCCATTCCTCCCTCACAAAATACCTTCTTCTTTTTCAACTTCTTCTCACAGAGTTCACAATTTGTACATGTTTCATGTGAAATGATTGCAGCAGTCATAGTGTTATTTGGTTAAATATCCTAATTATTTACAAGTTCATCAATTGGAAACTCCATATCTAATATTCTTCCAAAAAAAACTTCAAAAAGTCTTCCAGTCTTACTACATAAAACAAGACTATACGTTCCATCTTTAAATTGCATCATAGTATTGCAACCCGTGAACAATTCTTCTATTTCCTTTTTTGTCATGCCCGAAATTGATTTTCTATTGTTCATTTCCCAGTAAATAAAAATACTAAACGCTTCCAGAAGCTAAGAAGAATACCTTTCTATACACTCTTGAAAACAAGTCAAAATGTCTCCTGAAATGTCTTCTCCTGCTCCATCAGCACCCCATGTGTCTGCTACTCCATCAAACAAATATCTACATGTATATCTACAACTCGTGTCTGGATCATCACAATCAATCTTATTATTAGCCTCCTCCCATGAAAGTCCGTTATCCTTACATGATTGAATCTTTTCTCCCATTTCTTTATCCGTCATTCCTCCACACCCTGAAAAGATCAATACCGCCAATAATGTAAATAGTATTTTCTTCATAAACTTTTCAAATAAAGAACTAAAACTGTTTTAAATCTGCTTCCAATTTTTTCCTTATCTCATTCCTTTGAGTCCTTGATAAAAGATTCCAGTTCTTCTTCAAACTTCTTTTGGACTTCTTCATCTTAAGTGCATATTTGCCTATGAGTTTTGCAGTTTTATTGTTCATGAATATAGATAAAAGTTATTTCTTCTTTTTCTTCTTCTTCACTGGCTTAGGCATTGGTGTGAAGTCATCAAACGATCCTCTTGGCTTCATGTCAAAACTAGAAGGAGGAAATAAATGTGAATTTGGAATTATTTCTACTCTTTGTAAGGTCTTCAAATACGCTTCTAACTTATGAGGTGGAATCATCCCTCCAAAACATTCTTTGCATATCGCTAACGCTTCTCCTTCATAATACAACTCCCATAATTTTTCTCTCAATATATTACATCTATCACATTCTTGCGTGAGTGGAACTTCTGTCTGTGGAGTCGGTCTGTTCTCAACTTCGCGAACTATTTCATCTGCTATTGCTTTTTTATCTACTAAAGGACGAATGTGTACACTTTCTGTTTCTGGTTGTGTACGCACTTCTTCATTGTGTACACAAGGCATCAGTTTTGCTATCTCTTTTCCATGTTTCATCACCACAAATACCTCTCCATCTTGTACAGCCATAAGGTAGGAAGCTAGGTTTTCCCTTAGCTCGCGAGTTGTTATCTTCATTGTGTACACACTATCAAATTTGTGTACACAAGTCAATCCCAAAGTTTATCCATCTGTTCTGCCATAGTTGTCAATTCTCCTTTTTCCTCTACCTGCTCCTTGTGTTCAGTAGGTTCATCTATGGTAGTCATAATATATGTAAGTGCATCTACCGCATGATTAGGTTGTTTTCCCCATACAGGCTTCTGCTCTATACCTGCAGATGTCTTAACTTCTTCCCAACGTAAATTCTCAATCTCTTTCACAAGGAAATTGTATGGTATCCCTTCGCTATTTAAGTCTGTTAAGTCCTTAGAAATAAAGACTTTAGGTTTTCCTGTAAGTTCTTGTACACGTCCTTGTGTTTCCATAAGTCTTGCTCTGTACTGATCCCAATTCTCTTTAGTTGTACCTGTTGTCTTTGATACGCCCTCAATAACTATCCCTGAATCATTCAACTGTTCGATATCAGCTGCTTGTGCTGAGTCAGCTATTCTTGTGACTCTTGGTATCCTTCCCTCTTTTTGACGTATCAGCTTCGCTATTTCGGGAGTTATGAGTCCTTTGCGGTAGAACCCCTCAAATATCCACCAATTGAACTCACGGTCAATTCTGACCCATAAACAGGCACATGGTGCTGAGAATCCAAAGTCTATACCCATATATGTCTCTCCTTCGGGTATCTCTTTCATATCTATAACGTGTATATCTCTGTTAAACCAACTGCACACTAGCCCTACCATCTTCACGAATTTCCCATCTCTACGTACTTTCAACGCCTGTGCTGATAATCCTCGTTCCATTTGTGCCTTCTGCTTCTTTTCTAGGTGAGGATTATCGTCCCATCCTGCTGTAGATACGAAGATGTCTGGATTCTTTGTGTTCAAGTAAATATCGTCATACACCCATGTCATACCTTTTACAGGTGTCATAGTCATGATGATAAATAGGTCCACTCCTGCTTCTTGTCGCACAAAACACTCCTCAAATATCTCCTTACTAGGTTCTTCATCAAACCATATCATTGTCTTCCCTGCTCCCTGAGCCTTTTCACGACCTTGTTCATAACTTTTAAATGTGACTTTTTGTCCTGTTTTAAGATGTATTTCCTTGTAGATACCTTTTCTGACCCATGTGCTCTTAGCCTCATCAATCATACCTTCAGGTATGTACTGCAACAGCTTCTTTTGCGTTGTATCCTTCTGCTCATCATACGACGGGCAGAAACTCCATATATCGCCTTGAGCAATAAATGGATGTGTCCCAAGTAACACCTCTACCACCTCCATAGCTCCCCATTCTGTTTTTCCCACACGATTACCCCAGAACAATGCTCTGATAGGTTTCATACTCTCGTGTGCCTCCTGTTGTTTAGGATGCCGCTTCGCGAACTTCAAAGGATCCTTCTTCACCATCTGGATCTTGTCCTGAATGCTCTGGTAAAGCGCCAGACTTTTTGAGGTAGGCGAGGCCGTCTCTAATACCTTGGTCAACTTGTTCTTGGGTTAAATCCTTTGTAATAACTGTGGGCTTACCACCTAATAATTCAATAGTTGTAGTGAAATCCTTAGCAGTTCTTGTCGTATCAGCATAAGAAGCCTTATCAACAGTTTGTTTCATTCTATTGAGTGCTTGTTGTCGTGCTTCTTCTAATTGTTGAATGATGGGTTTAGCAGCTTCTTTGAAACCTGCAGACTCTGTTACCTGTGAAGGCTTAGTAGTTGTATGCTCTGAATATCCTGATTCCTCTAGGATTTTTCCCAAAGTTTTCTTGTTTCTCCTATTTTCACCTATTTTCTTGGCCGCTGTTTTTTGTTTAGGAGTTGGCATAATCAGTGTTAAGTGTAAATCCATTATTAAGTATACTCATAACTCGTTTGTCTGCTCTTTCCTCATTCTCAGCATCATGTAACATCATTTCTTTAATCGTAGCACCATGTGAGTATTTCACCCGTCCCAAAAGGGTAAGAATCATTCCTTTTTCTTCTAAAAACTTCTTATCTTTAGCCGTTAGCTTTTTCTTTTGTGTACTCATTCTTGTGGTTTTTTAAGAACAAATTTCATTTCTCCTTTTTCGTTTATTTCCATTACATATTTATCATTGTCTAGCATTTCAAATTTTATAGTTTCTTTCTTCTTAGCCTTTGGTGTAAGGGGTTTATTCATAAAAAGGTCTAAATTTATCGACAATTTCTTCCAACCGTTCATAAAAATCTGGCATGTCTTCAAGTTTTACATCTTTGTCTTCTTTCTTTGCTGGTGGTGTAGTGTTAGAGGTCATGAGCAGTATGATTTTATTTCCTTAAGAGTTGTGATACCTCCTCCACCTGTTCCACTAGAAGGTACATCTGTAGTCGTTTTAGTAAAATCTCCTCCAACAACCCCATCTCTATCAACTCCGTCACTGTATTCTATCCATTCCTTTGTTTTGCTTCTATGAGCCCTTCCCAATCCACAGTTCTTGCAGGTTTCTTGTTTGTCAACAGGTTCTGGAGGATACACTGTTACATTAAAATCGTTTCCTACATCTTCCCATGCATGTTCAAATCCATTGTCTTCACACTTGTTCCCAGTGATTTGTTTTTTAGAGGTCATGAAGGTTTTAAAACAATTGCTTCTGGAAATGGTAACGATTCAACTTCTCGACACTCCTTCCATTCAACACCATCCTCACAAGGAATAAAGTCTAATTCAATATATCCCCTTTCTATTTCAATATACACACTAGTCATTCCCATTTGACGTTTTTCATTGTCTTCACATTTATTGCCTGTGGTTTTATTTTGTGAGGTCATAAAATGGCTTAAATTTCCCAAGCACACTCTCTTGCACAGTCGTCGCAACAATTACATAATTCTTCATTTCCTGTTATTTCTTCATCGTAAGGACATCTATGCAGTTCTTTTGCCTTATTATCACACTTCCCATTATCTCCATCAATACCACGCTGACATTTTTCTTTTTCTACCTTCATAGGTATTCATTAAATATTGATTCGATCTCGTCCTCATCTATCATTCCTTGATTTGCCATCTCTTTCATTATCTTCTCCTTCACCTCAAGTAGTAATCTTCTTTTTTCTCCCTCGTGCCATCTTTTAAAATCACAATCTGACAATACGTCTATTATCTCTTTATTTTTTCCTTTGTGTCCAACGAGACATATCGTTTCACCCTCTGGTAATCTCTCAATTAGTGGTGCTTCTACTTCCATAAGTTAGCAAAAAAAGTGTAAAAAGTCAATGTATGTGATTAAAAACTTGAAGAGAGATAGGCATCGGTGTCATGATTATTGTCATGACCGCCTAGCCCTCTCCCTCTTGAAGCCTTTAATGTAAATGGGCTATTTGGGCTTGTGATGCATCGACCAAACGAATAGTGCAAAAAATGATATTTGCATCCACGGATTAATATCCCATTCTTTGATTCCCCACAAGCACCATATCATGAGAACAAATACAGAGGCCCAAGGCATACTAAGCTCCCAAAACGATTTGTACATTCCTATGATATATTTCTTCATATCTAAAAAATAAAAGGTTAAAAGTTATTGGGAGGAGTTGATTGCTTTATCAGCACAATGTAATCCTTCTATTTTTCCGCAAGCAGAACACTTGAATCCTATCCATATCTCACTTCCTCTCAGCTCAGAATGCACTATTCCATAATTCCAATTCAATATATGAGCAATCCAGTGCAATATCTTCTCCGCCTTAGTAGATTGTTTTTTCATTTGAAAATAAGTAAAAGAATAATCGTACCTCCTGCAATGTAATACCAGTTTCCTAACGCAACTCCTTCAAATATCATTGTAAATGAGAAGTAACAAGCATATATGAGGGCTGCAATCACAGCTAATACAACAGCAAATACAAGAATCACTGCTATCCATTTGCCTATCTCTAGAAGTTGTTTTTTCATTGGTCGGTGGGAAAAGATTCTCTAAAGATTTCATCAACATCTAGCCATTTCAATCGGTATCTTTGTGGTTTTTCTTCATACGTCTTTTTCCATAACTCTTCCTTAAAACGTTCTACTGCTTGTTTTTCAATCTTGTAACAAATAGGACACCCTTTTGAAATTGACACATCCTCATCTGGAAACGGAATGTTCCCGCATTTTAAGCATGTTTGATAACCATTCGGATTTCGTGGCATTGTTAGGGGGTGAAATTAAGGAGTTAAACCTGACGCTGTTCCTGCTCTTTCTGGATCCTCCCCGTGATATGTCAATTTAAAATAGTGCTTGTATTTCTTCAAATGCTCCTTCTCCTTCTTGTGCTTCTCCTTAATAGCATATTCTCTAGCCATAAAGTTGTCATAATTACCTTTGAAGTCTTCATCAAATTTAGACAAGTATTCCTCTTCGAGTTCTTTCTTTTGCCGCCCTAACTCTTCCCAGAAATGATCCTCTGGAATCCAAGTCCTCCCAGCGGAATCTCCATTTATCTCTACAATTCTTTTTCGTATTCCCTCTCTCCAATCTTCAGCCTGTGGGGGTGTAGGAATTGCTATCTCAATCTGCTCTGGGTCTTGAGAAGTGTTTTGTGAAATTGGTGTAGGTGTTTTCATTTTAGGGAGGATAAAAGTCTTTGAACTGCTTTCTCAACACACGTACTCCTGCATCCCCACTCCATATCTTCACCAGTATCGCAATAGCTACCATCCCCTTCATC